CGATTCCCTATGGGCCGGGCCTAGCGGCGTAGGGGCATATCCCGGACCCCCACGTGGGGGGCACCCCCGGTTTTGCGGGTCGCGCGCATCTGCTACTATAATACTATTCTACACGAACAAATCCCATTTAGCCCACGTCCCCAGCATAACCCCCAACCACACCTCTCCCACTAAACAAAAAACATACCCCCCACCCCCTATTTTTTGCTACGCCTATTTCGCTACCCCACCCCCCGCCGTCCGGTGTTTTTGGCTTTACCTCCCCTATGTTGACCAGTGAAACCATTAAGTTTATCCTACACTCATGACCCTTTACCCTGACGTCGATAACTCCATCCCCATCCCTCCTGCACATGACAAGGAGGCGAGGCTTGATATGCCAGAGAAAGCCCGGGCTGCAGCCAACGCTGTAAGCCTGCTCGAAAAACATGGGTTGGACCCGCGGATGGACGACGAGAGCGAGATGTTCATCGCTGGGCGCCGTGTGACTGAGTATGCTGAGGACCCGGACACTGCGTCAAAAGAGTTTTCTGCCAAGGCGATCGCACGGACGCCCCCCGCTGCGCTGCAGCTGACCCACAAGATCCTCGAGGACTACGGGCACTCTATTGTACAGAGCTCCGTGCAGATCCGTCATATGGTCGTGAACAAGCTGGTGCAGGAAACAGAGAACCCGGACCCACGCATCCGTGTGAAGGCCCTCGAGCTGCTCGGCAAAATGTCAGATGTGGGCTTGTTTACGGAGCGGAGTGAGGTGACAGTGACGCATCAGTCGACGGCCGACCTGCGGGAGCAGCTCAAGGCCCGCCTGAATCGACTTAAGGATGTAACGCCCGCCGGCGCCATCGAGGACGCCGAGGTAGTGGAGGACGGCGATGGCTGACCCGGCAAACGACAACGTCAAGAAGTTCTACCCTCGGGACGCCGCCAAAGATCCAGACAATGTGTTGGAGCAGGCGATGGGTGTCTACAGTGAGGTGCTCGTGCTGGGGTGGGACAAAGAGGGTCGCATGTCCGCCCGGGCGTCGCTGGGCTTCAAGGACGGCGCAGAGATGCTGTGGGTGTTGGAGCTGTTCAAGAACAACCTCATAAGCGGCGTGTACCACGTACCTGACGACGAAGAAGACGATGCTTGATGGCACCGCTGCAGGTGAGCTGTCCCGAGAGGACATTACCCGGCTGCTGGAGAACATCGACCAGCTGAGCGACGATGAAGTTGTTGAGATCGAGAAACTCGTAGAGGAGCTCGAGAAGCGCGAGCATGTGCAGCGCTGCCGTGACAGCCTGATCGAGTTCTGTAAGCACATGCAGCAGGACTATAAGGTCGGCGCCCACCACCGCCGGCTGGCCAGCTTGCTCGAGGACATCGAGCGGCGCGAGAAAGACCGCATCTGCGTGTCAGTGCCTCCGCGGCACGGTAAATCGCAGCTCACGTCTATATACTACACTGCATGGTATCTGGGGCGGAACCCGGGTCACAAGGTTATGCTTGTGTCGCACACCACGGACCTCGCCGTGGACTTCGGGCGTAAGGTTCGAAACTTGATTGCAGACGCTGCCTACCAAGAGATCTTTCCGGAGACGCAGCTGTCGAAGGATAGTAAGTCTGCTGGACGGTGGAACACAACTGAAGGTGGCGAATTTTATGCCACAGGCGTCGGCGCGGCTCTCGCAGGCCGCGGTGCTCACTTGCTCGTCGTTGACGACCCCCACTCGGAACAGGATGTTCTGGCGGGTAACTTCACCGTATTCGAAAAGGCTTACGATTGGTTCGCATTCGGCGCACGTACCCGACTAATGCCGGGTGGAGCGGTAGCGGTCGTACATACCAGATGGCACCAAGATGACATGATCGGACGCCTTATTCGGGATATGACAAATAACGAGGACGCCGACCAGTATGAGGTATTCGAGTTCCCGGCGATTCTTGAGAGAGAGTCTAAAGACCTGCTGACTGGCGAGGTGAAGATTAAGGAAAAGGCCTTATGGCCTGAGTTCTTCGACCTCGATGCGCTTAAGCGCACCAAAGCTTCCATGCCGGTGTATCAATGGAACGCACAATACCAGCAGAAGCCGACGGCCGAAGAAGCGTCGATTGTAAAGCGTGAGTGGTGGAGATTGTGGCAAAAAGATGACCCGCCGGGGTGTGAGTACATTATCATGACGCTTGACGCCGCGGCCGAGGCTCACAACCGCGCAGACTTCACGGCGCTGACAACATGGGGCGTGTTCTTCAACGAGGAGGAGAGCGCCCACAACATCATCTTGCTGAACGCGATCAAGCAGCGGCTGGAGTTTCCGGAGCTCAAAGAGCTTGCGCTGCAGGAGTATCAGGACTGGGACCCCGACGTGTTCATCGTCGAGAAAAAGAGCTCGGGTACGCCGCTGTACCAAGAGCTGCGTCGCATGGGTATCCCCGTCGGCGAGTACACCCCGGTGCGGGGGACGCAGAACAACCCCAACACTAAGATGGCGCGACTGAACTCCGTGGCGGACATTGTCAGATCAGGGCTGGTGTGGGCGCCCGACCGCCGGTGGGCGGATGACCTCGTTGAAGAGGTTGCAGGTTTCCCGTTCATGCGGAACGACGACCAAGTCGACGCAACTATAATGGCCCTGATGCGGTTCCGCCAAGGCGGCTTCTTACGCCTGCCGACTGATGAATACGAGGATGAGTTGCCATATAGGCAGAAAGTGGAGTATTACTGAGGTATGTCTAGCCCGCTTGCCCCCTCGCGGTCAATCCGCCCCGCCCCACGTGTGACGCCTGAAGAGCGCCGCGCACGTGAACATGAGATGATGCGCCAATTCGGAAACCTAGAAATGCGGGCCGACATGGACCCGTATCTTGCGGATGACCCTTTGGCGAGGCTCGGGTTTGACCCAGACCGTGTAGATTGGCTTTCGCCAAGGGGCGAGATGACCGCGTTTTATGCTCCTTCTGGGGCCAATTTAGCTGGTCGGGTGTCTCGGGAGACGCTGTCCCGGTACAGCGGTATGTACCCCGATAGGGGTGGCTCGGTGCCCCCCGACACGATCGTAACGAATGCGGGTAGAGGCAACGCGAGCGTCGCGCACGAGTCTCGACACAGGGGCCTGCAAATGTTGCGGGATTTGGGTGTACCCGACCCGGACTACGACGACTACTCGGCGTATGACCGCCCGGTGCGCCCGAACGAAGAAACCCTTGTTGAGGCGGGCGACCTACCGTTTCTGGATGAAACATACAATGTACCGAGGGACACGGCGGCGTTTGAACGAGGCGACCGAACTCCTCGCGCGTTTGCAGATACGATTGAAGCTAGTCGGATCGACGACACGGGGTTGCAGAGGTATTTTCGGGCCTACCAAGAACTCGCCCAAGAAGAGCTCACTCGTCGCGGCGAACCCCCGCGCGCCGTCATGCAGACACCCGGAGCCGGGCAATATGTTCTACCGCGAACCCGAACCCGCGCGGGCGGCTTGTTGGGCCTACTTGATCTCATCAGAGGAGACTAACCATGGCCGTCGAACGCACACCTGAGCCGTTCAACATCGAAGACAGCATCGGGGACGACCCCGAAGAGCTGGAGATTGAGATCGTCAACCCCGAAGCCGTGGCTATCACGGATGAGGACGGCGGTGTCCTGATCGACTTTGGTGGTGAGATCTCTGACGAGCTCATGGGCGGTGCCCATGACGACAACCTCGCGGAGCAGATCGACGACGACACTCTGATGTCCATGAGCAACGAGCTCCTTGCTGATTTCGAGAGCGACAAGCAGGCGCGGCGGGACTGGGCAACATCTTACGCCAACGGGCTGGAGCTGCTCGGGCTGAAGATCGAAGAGCGTTCGATGCCGTGGGAAGGCGCCTCGGGGGTGTTCCACCCCTTGCTGACCGAGGCTGTGGTGCGGTTCCAAGCACAGGCTATGGGGGAGCTGTTTCCTGCATCAGGCCCGGCGCGCACCAAGATCATGGGTAAAGCCACGCCCGACAAGGTGAAACAGGCCACCCGGGTCGAGAACGAGCTGAACTATCAACTGACCGAGAACATGGTCGAGTATCGGGATGAGCTGGAGCAGATGTTGTTTCAGCTGCCGCTGGCGGGCTCTGCCTTCAAGAAAGTCTACTTCGACCCGATCATGGAGCGGCCGGCGTCGGTGTTTGTTCCCGCAGAAGACTTCGTTGTCCCCTACGGTGCGTCTGACCTGCAGACCTGCGAGCGCTACACCCACGTGATGAAGAAGACCACTGTCGAGGTCATGAAGCTGCAGCTGAACGGGTTCTATCGCGACGTCGACCTGCCCGAGCCCGAGCCGGATTTCTCGGACATCCAAGAGAAGTACAACAAGCTCGCCGGCGAAGAGGGCACCGTCGAAGACGACGACCGGCACACAATCCTCGAGATGCACGTCACTATGAACATGCCCGAGGAGATGGATGACCCCGACGGCATCCCGCGACCTTACATCGTGACGATCGAGAAGTCGTCCGGCATCGTGCTGTCCATCCGGCGTAATTGGTTCGAGGACGACGCCCGCAAGATCAAGCGGATGCACTTCACTCACTACAAGTACCTGCCCGGTATGGGGTTCTACGGCATCGGGCTGATCCACCTCATTGGTGGTCTGGCAAAATCTGCGACGTCGATCCTGCGCCAGCTGGTCGATGCGGGCACACTGGCGAATATCCCGGCGGGTCTCAAAGCCAAGGGGATGCGGATCACTGGCGACAACACCCCGCTCCAGCCCGGGGAGTGGCGGGATGTGGATGTGCCCGGGGGCACATTGCGGGAGTCACTCTTCCCGCTGCCATACAAAGAACCCTCCACGGTCCTCTACCAGCTGCTCGGCAATGTGGTGGAGGAAGGCCGCCGGATCGGCTCTATCGCTGACATCCAAGTCGGGAACATGAACCCCGAGGCCCCGGTGGGGACGACGCTGGCGCTGCTCGAGCGGTCGATGAAAGTGATGACCGGTGTGCAGGCGCGGCTCCACGCCGCCATGCGTCGTGAGCTCAAGCTGATCGCCGAGGTGATCCGGGACTTCATGGGTCCGCGCTATGCGTATGACGATGAGGCCGAGCACGATCGCATGGCTGATTTCGACGGCCGGGTGGACGTGATTCCGGTGTCTGACCCGAACGCGGCTACCATGGCTCAGAGGGTGGTGCAGTATCAGGCCGCACTGCAGCTCGCGCAGCAGGCGCCGCAGCTCTACGATATGGGCAAGCTCCACCGGGGCATGCTCGAGGTCCTGAACATCCAAGACGCCGACGAGATCATCAAGCTGCCTGACGACATCAAGCCGATGGACCCGGTTACCGAGAACATGGCGATGCTCAAGCAGGAGCCGGTCAAGGCGTTCGAGTACCAAGACCACGAAGCCCACATCGCCGTCCACATGGCTGCGATGAAAGACCCGAAGATCCAGCAGCTGGTGGGTCAGTCGCCTTTCGCGGCGGCGATCTCAAGCGCCGCGGCTGCCCATATCACGGAACACGTGGCGATGGCTTACCGGGTCGAGATCCAGAAACAGCTGGGCGTCGAGCTGCCGGCGGCCGACGCAGAGATCCCGGAAGACGTGGAGCGCGAGGTCTCGAGGCTCGCGGCTGCGGCCGCGGAGAAGCTGCTGGGTAAGAACCAAGCCGAAGCCGCGCAGATGGCAGCACAGCAGGCCGAGAAAGATCCGCTCACGCAGATCCAGCGGGCCGAGCTGCAGATCAAGGAGCGCGAGATGGCGCTCAAGGAAGCCGAGGCCAAGCACAAAGCCCTGCTGGACATGGAGAAACTGAAGCTCGACGCGCAGAAGACCGGGGCAAACATCGCGCTGAGCGAAGAGCGGCTCGATGCAGAAATGCAGCGGGATGCGGCGAATACAGCGATCCGCGCAGCGGTGCAGCTGGACGCCAGCGCCCGCAAGGAGCGCGACAAAGGCGCCGAGATCGGCCTCCGCGCCGCCGAGATGGCGCTGGATCGCGCCTCGCAGAGCAACGGAGGTGGGACAGATGGAGCCGCTTGAGACTCTACGCCTCCGCCTGAAGGAGACGATTTCCGGGACGAGCGACTACCTCGCTTCGGGGCAGGTAAAGGACATGACAGAATACGCCCGGGCGGTGGGCAAGATCGCGGCGATGCGTGAGATCCTCGAAGAGATCCGCGACATCGAGCGCCGCTACACCGACAACTGAGGCGCACAGAACCACCGGATGGTCCGGTGCAAGCTACGGCGGGGCTGATCCGCCGCGATGAGGACTACATGTACGAGAGTACAGAGATCCCGCAGGATATCCTGCACAAGCTGCCCGAGCCGACCGGCTACCGGCTGCTGATTGCGACGCTGGACGTGTCGCAGAAGACCGAGGGGGGTGTGTACCTCCCCGACGAGCTGAAATCCCGAGAGCAGACCGCGTCTATCATTGGCTTCGTGCTGAAGGCCGGTAGCGAGGCATACAAAGACGAGGACAAGTTCCCGTCGGGCCCTTACTGCACAGAGGGCGACTTTGTGATCTTCCGATCCTACTCGGGGACTCGGTTCAAGATTGCCGGCAAAGAGTTCCGGATCATCAACGACGACACTGTCGAGGCAGTGGTCGACGATCCGCGCGGATATGAAAGGGCGTGACAATGACCGAAGAACAGAGCTTCAACGAAGACGTGGATCGTGAAGATCTCGAAAATACCGAAAACATCGAAGATACCGAAGATGGGTTCGAGATCGAGATCGTCGACGACGTCGACCCACAGGAGAAGCCTCGGCGCCCTGCCGACGCAAAGCCGGAAATCCCTGACGACGGGGACCTCGAGAACTACAGCGAGGGCGTCCAGAAACGGCTGAAGAAGCTGACATTCGAGGCGCGCGAAGCGGCTCGCCAGCAGGCCGAAGCCCAACGGCTTCGTGACGAGGCACTACAGTATGCTCAGCGACTGCATGCTGAAAACGAACGCCTGCAAAAGCTGAGCCAGCAGGGGCAGGAATATGCTGTCTCCCAAGGCAAGGCACGTGCAGAAGCACAACTGTCTAACGCGCAAGCGGCATACAAAGCCGCATATGAGGCTGGCGACAGCGATGGGCTACTTAAAGCTCAGGTGGAGCTGACCAAAGCGCAGAATGATCTGTATCGCTTCGAGAACTATCGCCCGCCGGCACCTCGCGCGCCGGCGCAGCCACAAGCACAGCCGCAGACGCAAGCCCAACCACAGCTGAACAACCGCCAGAAGGCGTGGCTCGCGGAGAACGACTGGTATGGCAACAACCCGGAGATGACGGGGTACGCTTTGGGGGTGCATGAGCGCCTTGTTAAGAGCGGCGTTGATCCGGACAGCGATACGTATTATAGTCAGATTGACGCCGCCGTGAGGCAGCGTTTCGCTGATGAGTTTTCAACGGGTGAGGAAGAGGTCACGCCTCCCCCGAGAAAGGCGCAGAACGTGGTGACGCCCGCAGCGAGAAGTGCACAGACGCCACGCAGAGTCAAATTGACCGCAACCCAAGCTGCTGTCGCAAAGAAGCTTGGACTCACGCCGCAACAGTATGCGGCAGAATTGCTCAAACTGAAGGGCCAAGAAAATGGATAAACGTATACCACGTGCACAGCAGACGCGCGAAAACCGTCAGCGCAAAAAGTCGTGGGTGCGTCCGTCAGCTCTGCCTACCCCGAACCCGAAAGACGGAGTGAAGTTCCGTTGGGTCCGCACCGCAACTATGGGTAACGCTGACAA